AGCGACCCTACCGCTATTGTTCGGTGCTGGATTAAGGACAATGAGCTTTATATTGACTATGAGGATGGTGGAGTTGGTATTGAGTTAGACCATACCCATAAGGTTATTGACGCTATCCCTCTAGCCAATAAATACACTATTAGAGCTGACAATGCTAGACCAGAAAGCATAAGTTTTATCTCTCGACAAGGGTACAATATAGTGGCGGCTCCTAAATGGGCTGGCAGTATTGAAGATGGTATTGAGTATATAAGGAGCTTTAGTAATATCTTTATCCATACTAGGTGTAGAGAGGTTATTAGTGAGTTCACACATTATTCTTACAAGACAGATCGTTTAAGTGGTGATATACTCCCAGTTGTTAAAGATAAATGGAATCACTACATAGATGCGTTGCGCTATGCCTTAGCACCTATGATTAAGTTTAGGGATCTTACAATGACTACTAAAGGAATTACAGGATATTAATATGATAAATTCAACCCATCCGCAATACGATAAGATGCTCCCCTCTTGGGATAAATGCCGTAGAACCTATGGTGGAGAGGAAGATGTTAAGGCTGCTGGTCAGTTATATCTACCTAAACTTGGTTCACAAAAGACAGAATCCTACAACGCCTACAAGAAGAGAGCTTACTTCTTTAACGGAGTGGCTAAAACTATTGATGGTATGGTTGGTACTTCAATGCGAGTAGATCCTGTTATTAATGGTGTTCCAAAAGAGCTGTTGAAAGATATAACTGGTACAGGTATTTCTGTTATTGATTTTATCTCTTACCTACTTACCGAACAGTTACTGATGGGTCAGCAGGGTGTTATGGTTGACCATAATGGAGAGCGACCTTATTTATCAGGCTTTAAGGCTGAACAGATAGTAAACTGGATGGATGATAGAATTATATTAGCCGAGCAATATCTAGTAGCAGACGATAAAGATGAATATAAGCAAAAATTTGAAACTCAGTACCGTGAGCTTGTTTTAGATGATAGTGGGGCTTATAGTGTCTACTTATGGAGAAAGGTAAAGAGTTCTGGTGGTGTGATGGAGCAATGGGGTATTGTTGAAACATATAGTCCTAGTATCAAGGGTTCTAAATTTACTAATATTCCATTCGTCAAATCCTCTGTTGATGGTTTGAACTTATCTACAGAGAAGCCACCACTGCTACCGCTGGTTGATATGAATCTATCTCACTACCGCTCTAGCGCGGACTTGGAACACGGTAGGCACTTCACCTCACTCCCTACGCCATATATTATTGGCGTGAAAGATGCGGGCACTATTCAGCTTGGCGCAGAGACTGCTTGGGTTATCCCAAACGAGAAAGCTCAGGTAGGGTTTTTAGAGTTTACAGGTCAGGGTTTGCAATCTCTTGAGGAAGCCATAACGCAGAAGGGGCAGATGATGGCGGCACTAGGCGCACAGCTCATATCAGGACAGCGTAAAGGTGTTGAGAGTTTTGAAGCTCTGGCCCTTAAACAAAATGCTGAAATGTCTCACTTGATGGCAGCGGTAAAAAGAACGGAGGGTTTAATCACTAATGCGTTGCAGTTGCTGGTTGATTGGACTAATGAGCCGACCGAGGTAACGGTTAAGCTTAATACAGTGTTTGGTGCAGATGATGAGGACGATCTCATAGATAGTCGGGCTGGTAAGGACAGGAAGCAGAAACAGAAGGATCAGAAGAAAGAGGGAGAAAAGGACGTTATCTAGTTAATTACTTGACATTTAACTTCAGTATGGTATAAATAACATAAATGTGGCGGTGCTACATAACCTGATTTACAGCGTAGATCTTATACTTTTTGGTTATGGGGGCATTTTCAGTCCTCGAATTTTAATTATTTTTGAGGAATTTCAAAATGGCAAATGTTTTAACAGATCTTGCAGCAGATATCTATAAAGCCGCTGACACCGTTGGGCGTGAAGTTGTAGGCTTCATCCCATCCGCTACTATTAACGCAGAAACTTCACGAGTTGCGATGAACGATACAGTTCGTTCGCACTTCACTCGTACCGCTACTGTTGGCAATACTACCGCTTCAATGACTATTCCAGAAGGAACAGATCAGACAGTAGATAATAAGACTCTAACTATTGATAACTCTCGTTCCGTTCAGATTCCTTGGACAGGTGAGGATATTAAGAGCGTAAACAATGGCGCTGGATTTAGTACTATATATGGAGATCAGATTGCACAGGCAATGCGTGCATTAACAAATGAGATTGAGCAAGATCTATGGCAGGAGGCTTATCGCAATGCTTCTCGCGCTGTTGGTACTGCTGGAACTACTCCATTTGCTAGTAACTTTAACGCTATTGCAGAGGCTACGCAGATTCTTCGTGATAATGGTACTCCACAGAATGATGGTCGTTTGAGTTTGATTATCAACACTGCTGCTGGTACTAAGCTACGCAACTTAGCACAGCTACAGAAAGCTAACGAGTCAGGTAGTACGGCTCTACTTCGTCAGGGTATGCTCCTTGATCTACAGGGCTGTATGATTCGTGAGTCAGGGCAGGTTGGTGTTCATACTGCTGTTGGTTCTGATGACCATATTGTTAATGGAGCTGTTGCAATTAATGGATCAACTCTAACTGTTGATGGTACACAGACTACTGATTGCGCTGCTGGTGATATTATCCAGCTAAGTGGTGACACTACCCGCAATTATGTTGTCCATAACCAGACTTCAACAGCTTCTATCGTTCTTGGAACGCCAGGAATACAGGTTGCTGCTGCCAATGACGAAACTATTGCAGTAGGTGCTAGTTATACGCCTAACGTTCTAGTTCATCAAGGAGCTCTTGAGCTTGCAGCTCGTGCGCCAGCTACGCCAGATGGTGATGCTGCTGTTGATTCAATGCTTGTACAAGATCCTCATTCAGGGTTAGTGTTTGAGCTTCGTGTTTACAAGGGCTATCGTAAGGCAATGTTTGAAGTTGCTTGTGCTTGGGGCGTGAAAGCGTGGAAGCCAGACAATATTGCTCTTCTAATGGGCTAGTTGTTATAAGTCACCAGCGGTAGAGATGCCGCTGGTGTACCTTATATTATTTAAGGGGTAGAAGATGGCAATTTTAAAGAGAAACGCTACTAAACCAGCGGTAAAGAAAGCGGCTACTAAACCAGTTGCAAAAAGTAACAATATGGTTACTATGACAAGAGCAGATGGCTTAACGGCTGATGTTCATCCAAACAATGTGACAGCGTTTAAGGACGCTGGATATAAGTAATGGCACTTGATGCTACAGCAGGGGGTTCTAGCGCAGATGCTTACTGCACGGTAGCAGAAGCTGATACGTATAATGATATGCACCCAGCAGCGGCAGATTGGGCAGGTACTGATGCGAGCAAAGAGAACTGCATTAAGGTAGCAACTAGATGGCTTGATGAGCGGGTTGATTGGGTTGGTGGAAAGTCAACTTCTGAACAGTCGCTTAGGTTTCCTCGTTACGCAGTCCTTGATTTAGATGGGTACAGCATTTCTAGCGATTCAATACCAACCTTTTTAAAGAACGCTACAGCAGAATTAGCTCGGCATATTAAAAAGAGAGGGGATATAAGCGCTGATCCTGAGGGCAAAGGGGTATCAAGTGTTTCTGTTGAGGGGGTGGAGGTTGATTTCGATAAGAATGATACTGTAGAGGTAATTCCCGATGCCGTGCAAGCAATGCTACGAGGGTATGGAGAGGTTCAATCACGTGGTGGGGTTAGTATAGTGCGAGCTACGAGATGACACTAGAGACAACGATACAGGCGGCAGCAAAGACAGCGCAAACCACTACTCTATCGTTATGGCGTGACATTACTTATAATAGTATTGATCCCTCCTCATATAACGCCTCAACAGGTGCAGTTACTTCATCCACAACAGCTACTTCATTAAAAGCTATAATTGGGGAGTTCAAGGCTAACCAGATTGATGGCGATTTATTTAGGCAGTCAGATGTGAAAGTAACTATACTGCTTGACGACCTAACTACTGTACCACAACTGACTGACACCATTATTTATGGCAGTAATACATATAATGTTATCTCACACTCCATTGACATAGCGAAATCAATGTACAGGGTGCAATGTCGTGATTAGCGGGTCTGTTTCAGGTATAGATAAAGCGTTCGATGGGATAAGGGACGATATGATTAATGGCTTGGGTATTGCTGTTGGCGATGCGGTGTATGATGTTGCTACCTCGCTACTAGAAAGAACGCCTGTAGATGCCTTGGAGGCTAGAGATAATTGGAACATAGCTATTGGACAGCCTGACACTTCTGTTTCAGAGGGTATAGGTGGCGAGGATGGGTACTATATAGACCATAGCTACCTTGGCAGACCAAAGACAGGACTATACCGTAGTAGTAATACTCCACCACCATTGGCAAGTGAGCCTAAACCTAGACCGTTGACAGTGATTGACTACAAGCAGATAAAATTACAGCCTGTATATGTTACGAATAGTAATGAGTATATCTCTGACCTAGATTCTGGGGGACACAGTAAACAAGCACCTAGCGGTATTGTTGACGTAGCAATTCAAGACTATATGAGTAACCCGAACTAATGGCATTTGAAGCTCAAAGACAGGCGATAGAGGTGGCAGTTTCAAGTAATTGGACTGCAACCGTTGTTGAGTACCAGAATGTAGCCTTTGAGCGTCCTAGTGATGAATGGGCTAGATTAACAGTCCATAATGGAAAAACACATATGGTCGGTGTGAGTGGTGTTAAACGCCAAACAGGTGTAATGTTCTTTCAGATTTTTGCTAAACCAAATACAGGAACAGCTACACCAAAAGGTAGGGCAGATACATTTGTGGGCTTGTTTGAGAATAAGACGATCAGCGGAGTGAGTTACGAAACTGCGTCAATGGACGAGCATAAAGATGAAGAGTGGTACTGGGTTACAATAAAAATTCCTTTTACAATGGATATGATAGAATAGGTGGTATATGAAAAATAAAGCAGAAGAGAAGCGGGTAGCAGTAATCTTGAGAAAAAGCGGGGTTGTTGCAGTCGGCAAATACGAGAGAGATAAGGTTTACAAAGTGACAACAGGCGAAGCAGCGCGTTTGATTGAAGCTAAGGGGTTTATTCACGCTGACACTGAAACTATAATGGAGTAAATTATGTCACAAGTAAAAGGTACACAGAGTTCATTCGCACTATTTGAAGAGGACACCTTCGGATCAGATCCAACTACACCAGATGGTCAGAAAATGTACTGCACCAGTTTTGGCGTACAGATGACGAGATCACTACAGCAGTCCGCGACACTTAGTGGTAATCGAGGTATGGAAAAGCCTGTTCAAGGTAACATTGATGTTGGCGGTTCAATCGCTAGTGAGTTGTCAGGGCAGGAGATGGGTACACTGCTGAAACATTCACTAGGTACGAACGCTACTACTGGCGCTGGTCCATATGTCCACACAATGACTTGTGGGGATCTACCTACAGGTCTAACTCTTGAAAAAGATCACGGCTCTGTAATCTCAGGCACAGGTCGTTACGAGAAATTCAACGGGTGTCGTGTTGGTTCTATTGGCTTTGAGTTTCCACAAGAGGGATTCCCAACGGTATCAGTTGATGTCGTTGGAGCAAATAGTGTATATGCAGGTTCTGCACTAGACGCAACAGTAACTGATAACGGGCATACTTCATTCGGCTCTGCTGATATGGCAATCACCGAAGGCGGATCTACTATTGCCTATGTGAAAAGCGCCTCAATCAGTTTAAGTAACGAGCTTGATTCTAGTGGTTATGTTATCGGGTCTTCTGCTAGACGAGCTATCCCAGAGGGTCAGAGTGCTATCACAGGCTCAATTACTGCTCTGTTTGAGAGTATGGATCTACTAAACAAGGCTCGCAATAATACTGCCTCTAGCCTTGTGATTACAGTATCTCGTGGTGATGGGCTTGGTTCTTCGGGTAATGAGCAGATCAAATTTACTGTACAGCAGTTAGATTTTGAGACTTCTGGTTCCCCAATTGAAGGTCCAGCGGGTGTTGAGATCACACTACCATTTACTGCTTATAAATCAGGCAGTGACTTAGGTCTTGAGATTGAGCTGAAGAACGCAGT